GATATGACACGAGCAAAAGCTCTCAAGGGTCTGTTTCGAATGATCACTCCTCAATTGACGATGAAGGATATTCCACTCCTTGCGGTCAATCACACTTACATGGAACAAGGAATGTTTCCAAAGGCGATTGTGTCGGGAGGAACGGGCGAGATGTATACCGCCGACAATGAGTGGATCGTCGGTTGGCAACAGTGTAAGAAGGGAACAGAGATTCAGGGTTATCACTTCATCATCAACGTTGAGAAGTCTCGATTTGTTCGAGAGAAGTCAAAGATTCCGATCTCAGTCTCGTGGGATGGTGGTATTCAAAAGTGGTCTGGTCTTTTGGATGTGGCGCTTGAATCCGGTCACGTTCGTAAACCAAAGAACGGTTGGTATCAGGCAATGAATCCTGAAACGGGTGAAGAACTTTCTCAGAATCTTCGAGAAGCTCAAACCATGAATCGCCTATTCTGGGAAAAGGTTTTTGAGAAGACCGACTTTGAATCTTATATCGAAAAGCGTTTCAAGGTTGCAAGCAAGGATATGATACAGGAGCAAATCGAAGAATGAAGTTAGGAATCAAAATTGTTGGAATCGTTTTGTTTCTCCTTGTGGTCTGGGTCTTTGGGCCTCTCATTGCAATCTGGAGTATCAACACTCTCTTTCCCATTGAAATTGAGTACAACTACAAAACTTGGTTGGCGGCATTCTCTCTTGGAATGCTCGCTCGTGGATCTATAAATTTTAATAAAGAATGAAAACAAAAATAACATACGTAGAAAAAGCTGACTCTGATTTTACTTCAATTAGGGTTTTACAAGAACCTTATAATGGTATAATATATACCTATGGAAAAATTAAAGTATCTGAGCCCAATGGTGAGGGTGAAAAGGCAACACTCACATTTGATTATCGAGTTGAAGAAGTTCCTCCAGTCTTTGGTAAATCGAAAGAAGAAATTGAAAACGATGAGGACTTTTCGAAGTTCATCGGTGACATTCTTGTTGAAATTTTGGAGGACAGTGTAGATAATGACGGATCTTCAGACGATAATACTTCAGTCGATAACGAAGAATGAGGACTTTTGCCGAAAGGTAATTCCTCACATCAAGTCAGAATACTTTGAGAATGAGAAGAAGCCAGTCTACGATTTGATTCTGAGTTTCATTTCGAAGTTCAACAAGATACCAAACGTTCCGGCGCTTGAGGTTGAGTTTCAAAACTCGTCAACCATCAATCGCTCTGACGCAAACGATATTCTCTCTTGTATTCAGTCTCTTGACAAAGGCGATATTTGTGATACGGATTGGTTGTTACGAACAACCGAAGAATGGTGTAAACAACGAGCTGTAACTATCGCAATCGTCAAGTCCATTTCGATTATTGATGGTAAGGATAAGAAACATTCCGAAGGAGCGATACCGGACATTCTATCAAAAGCACTTGCGGTTTCTTTTGATGCGAACATCGGTCACGACTATCTTGAGAATGTTGATGAGAGATATGACTTCTATCATCTACAAGAAGATAAGACTCCAATTGATATTGAACTTCTGAACACTATCACAAAGGGTGGAGTTTCTCGAAAGACTCTCAACATTGTTCTTGCCGGAACGGGTGTTGGTAAGAGTTTAGCGATGTGTCACTTTGCTGCCGACAATCTTCGACAGGGTAAGAATGTTCTCTACATCACTTTGGAAATGGCCGAAGAAAAGATCGCGGAACGTATCGATGCAAATCTTCTGGATGTCCCGATAGATCAGATTGAGAATCTTCCAAGAGACACTTTCAAGACTAAGGTCTCGAAGATTCAAGAGAAGACTCAGGGAAAATTGATCATTAAGGAGTATCCAACTGCAACTGCTCATGTCGGTCACTTTCGTGCTCTTCTGGATGAGTTGCGAATGAAGAAGGACTTTGCTCCGGATTCAATCTACATCGACTATCTCAACATTTGTGCAAGTTCTCGAATGAAGGGTCTGGGTGGATCAGTCAATACTTACTCGTACATTAAGGCGATTGCCGAGGAGTTGAGAGGATTGGCGGTCGAATTCAATGTTCCGATCTGGTCTGCAACTCAGGTAACACGATCTGGATTTGGTAATACTGATGTCGAGCTCACCGATACTTCAGAATCATTTGGTCTTCCTGCAACGGCGGATTTGATGTTCGCTTTGATCTCTACCGAGAAACTTGAAGGTCTCAATCAATTGATGATCAAACAACTCAAGAATCGGTACAACGATCCAACTCAAAACAAGAGATTTGTGGTGGGAATTGATCGGTCAAAGATGAGGTTGTACGACGTGGAAGATTCCGCTCAAACTCTCACAAATGAGGAAAACGACACATCGGATAAGTCCTCTTCACACGATTTCAGCTCCTTCAAGATATAGTTTTACATCTTTTTTACACAATTAGGTGTTGACTTTGAGAGTTCTTAGTTCATAATGAGGTAAGATGATAATTGAAATAGAAGGTTCTACCGAGACAAAAAGGGAACATGTTGAACGAGCTGCCTACTTCTTCGAGAAGCTTCTCTTCAAAAGAAAGTTACCAAGTCTTGTTCTGAACATTGAATTGATCCATCGACTCAAGCACAAAGAGGAGACAGAAGGAGACTGCATATGGGAAGATCGTCGAAACAAACCAAGAGAGTTTACGATTCGTTTGGATTCAAGTAATGATCTTTCGACTCTCATTGAGACCTTGGCCCACGAGATGGTTCATGTCAAACAATACGCCACCGGAGAAATGAAAGATTCTCGATTATCTCTAGATACCGTCTTTTGGAAGGGCGAAGAATTTGATTGCAACAAGTTTCACTATTACGATTGGCCTTGGGAGATCGAGGCTGCTGGTCGAGAGACTGGTCTCTATGTGAGATATATGGAGGAGTTTGAATACACTCACGAAAAGTGGGCAAAGGGTTTCATTTAAATTAGTTAATCTTATAAATAGATACATTATCTAATTCATGGGATCTATGTTAAAGTTTAAAGAATTTTTATCAGAAGAAGTCAATCTATCCGATTTCCCCGAAGGCGTCTTCGGTGATTTGCCCGTCGAAAAAAAGAGCGAGAACAGTAAAACAACTGTATTTGTCGCTAGATCAAATGATCGTCTCACAGACCGAGATGAAATCGCACGTAATCTTCTTCAGGCTGGATTAAATGCACAGGTAAGAGAAAAATCCGGTCAATCGGTAGATCCGGTTTTCATAGATTCAGGATTTGATACTAAAATTATCATACTCGTCAAACCTCTTTCGGGTGGAATAGGTGAAACAACTCTCAATTCATCAATTACGGAATTGTTTCCGGCAATTGCATGGGAGACACGATACAATCCTACAGGAAACGTTGAAGACTTTTACGATCATCTCCTTCAACAAGATCCAAAGAAGCTCAAGTCAATAAACCCCAAAGATCTCAAGGCGGCAATTGATACCATTCAAAAAGCATCCGAATCTTCTAAGTTCAACGAGAAGATGATGAATGCGATGGGAGTTCTTAAGTACATAAAAAACGAAGAATCCTCAAAATCGATTAGAATGGTTCATTGGGGATACCGGGCCAAACCCAAAGGTGTTCCAAAAAATCATCCGGGCGACATCTTTTTGGAGTTCGTTGATGGAACAATACTTGGTGTTTCTCTCAAGGCTGGAGGAAAGAAAACAAAGGAACCAAAACTTAACACCTACGTAAACCCCATCTTCAATTCCTTTGGGCAGTCTCGAATGGTCAAATCTCTCCGTGAAAACCTTTGGGATAGAGTCTATTCAGAAATTGAGGGAATTCCGAGTAAGAAGGCGTATGATGGTTCAGGAAGAAGACAAACCTCTAAGGTCTTGGTTGATCTCTTCAAAAAAGATTCTAAAAGATATGAAAGACTCTACGACGAGGCACTTGATGTTTGCCGGAAGGCGGTGATAGATCTTTTCAATCAGGATAAGAATAAAACTTTGGATTACATTCGCAGTGAGATACTAAGAGATGCTCCCGAAGTTCCCACAAAGGTAATTAAAGCAGTAAAGAACGAATATGAGGAGATCACTGCCGACGATGAGTTGGGTGTTTTTCTTCCGTTGGTTCGTTTCATCCGGGCCTATCCGTCAACCACTTCAAAACAGAATTGGTTCATTGATTTGAAATCTAAAGATTCTGTTGTTACGATGGAAATGTCTATACGGACTAATAAGTCTGGAAACGCAGGATCAAAGAAATTAGGTCAATTTTTCAACCTCTCTGTCAAATACAACTCCTTGAAGGTAAAGTAATGATAGGATTCAAAGAGTTTATAGTCGAGTCAAAGGCGGGCAAGAATGTCCACATGACACACATCGAAGATCGTGTGATCTACGGTGGTGTGACTGGTGCAAGAGATGCAATCGCTGCTCTTCGAGCGTTTCGTGATATGTTGGCCGGTCAGGGTAAGAGCCGATTCGATGTAACAGTTAAGTGGGATGGAGCTCCCGCAGTCTTTGCCGGAACTGATCCAAGTGATGGAAAGTTCTTCGTTGCAAAGAAAGGAATTTTCAATAAGGATCCAAAGGTCTACAAGTCAGAAGCCGATGTTCGTGCTGATACTTCCGCAGATCTTGCGGATAAACTCGTAACAGCGTACAATGAATT